CTAAGGAAGAGGAAGAATTAGCAACTAGAGAAATTGAAAATAGTCGTAAGAGGTTCTTGAACGATATGTTTAAGGAGAAGACAAAAGAATATGTACGACGATACAAAAGACACAGATCCAACTAAAAGAACAGAAGAAGCTTGGAAACTATTACAAATGATAGATAGAGAACTATTAGAGCCAAAAGAATTAGATTTCGTATCTAAGTTGGCAGAAAACTTTAAAAAATATGATAAACTAACTTTAGTATCAAAGAAACAACTTTATTGGTTAAGAGATATAAAAGATAAGTATCTTTAATTAATCTAATTGTATTTGTCCATCAGAGTCTACTTTACCATTTCGAGTAGATCCGTCTTTCATTAAAACTTGAATTGATTCTCCTGTTAATGCTTTACCAATTACTCTAGAAGCTAATTTTTGAGACATTCCTAATGGACCACCTCTTGAAGCAGCTTCTAAAACAGCAGCAGCTCTTGAATTATTAAGTAATTTACCAAATTGTTGTCCTCCTATAATTGCTCCAGTATATCCTCCTGCCGCGGCTAAAGTTCCATAAGCAGGTCCACTACCTAACATATGAGCCAATAAACCTGTTCCCAAACCAATAGTTCCTCTAGTTGCTTGAATCCATAAATAAGGTCTTTCCATAGGAGTCTGTCCAGCAGTTTTACTTAAATTTCTAAATATATTAGTTATATTATTTCTAGCTTCATTACTATAAAGAATTCTAGCAGAATCAGTTAATTTAAATTGTTCCCAATTTTTAAATAATTGATCTGGATTACTAGCTACTCTTGCTCCAGTTTGAGGATCTACAGTAGAAGAACTTTGCAATAATCTTTTAATTTGATAATTTTGAAGAGTTCGTCTTGTATTAGTTCCTTGAATAGAAACAACATCTCCAGCTTTATTTTTAGTAAGAATATCTAAATCTCCAGCATTTAAAGCATTCTGTAGTTTTTTAGAATCATCAATTACATTATTAACTACAGGCCACAAGTCTTCATCCTTTTGTAGTCTAACTGTATTTACCTCATCTGCAAACGAGCTAGTCCTCATTCCAGCCATTCGTTTAGAAGTAAGGTAATTATCTAATGAGGCCGCGGCAGCTCTTGGATCTTTGTCCCAAATATGTTGTATACTATTTTCAATATCATTGTCTAAAGCATTAGTAAGTTTATTATAGTAAGAACCAAGAAAATTTACTTTATCTTTATAATGAGTAGCAGCATATTCTTGTAAATCTTTCTTTATTTGCCAAGCTTCTTCAAAGTCTAAAGGAAGATGCCCATTAGCATATTTAGTTTTTACTCTATCTACTACCCTTAAAAGTTTAGAAGCAGCATCTGGATCAATTACTCCTTTACTAACATTTTCATTTATATCTCTGATAACATTATTAGTTTCTAAAGGATGAATTGGTCCTTCTACTGAAACCGTAACTGTTTTAGCTGGAGTTTTAACTGTCTTAGCTCTAGTTTTAACAGTTTTCATTATTGGATTGCCATCTTCATCCAATAATCCAGTATCCACTTGTTCAGTTTTTCCAGGAATCTTTTCTATTTTCTCTGGAGTAACTACTACATTATAATCCTTAGTATTTGCTCTTGCTCCAACTTTAGCAGCTTCTCCCTGTGCAGTACTTTCTCTAATTGATTGAAGGAAATTTTGACCTAATTCACTTTGTACTGATTGGGCTTCTCTTTCTAAAGGAGCTGTTAAATCTACTTTTTGTCCAGTTTGAGCATATAATTCAGCTTCTATTTTCTTTAAAGCATCTGCTTCAGCTTGTCTTTGATTAGCTTTCTTTGCTCCAGGAGCTAAATAGTTTTCTATAAATTCAGAATATTTTCTTTCCCCAGGTGGTTTATATTGAGAATAAGTAACTCCCTGCTCAGGTAATGGAACAACAGATCCAGGAGTTTTCCATTCTCTAAATGCATTAATTGCTCCTCTTCCTGCTCCGTAAGCTCCTCTAAGAAATTTTGATAGCATTTCTTGAGAAGCCATTCCTGTTCCAATATCTACTGCTCCAGAAACATAACCTGGTTCAAATTGTCCTATTTCTCCAAAAGGAACTTGAATAGCAGGATTTTCATTATGTGCTCTTCTAATTGCATAATCTGTTCCACTTCCACCTAATAAACCACCTACTACAGCACCTGGAGGACCACCTAAAAATCCACCTAATAATCCACCTAAATAAGTTCCTCCCATTCCGCCTAATAATCTTTCTGTTGCTAAATCTTTTGGAGGAGTTTTAGTTGTCGCGGCAGGCATTATACTAGAAGATACTTGAGTAGGAGTAACTTCTTTTTGTTGAGGATTTAAAATTTCATTTCTAAAAATTTCATACTCACCTTCAGTAAGATTTTCAAATCCAGGCCCAATAGCATTTAAGACTTTCTTTTTATTATCAAACGATAATGCTATAAATTCAGGATCTTGAAGAAGCTTAGGAACATTTGTTTGTGAATAAATTTTTTCTTCAGCCATAATTTATTGCACCACTTTATATCTATTTATTAGATCTTGAAGATCTGTTCCAGTATCAGGATTTATATTCCCAGGACCACCTTGACCTAATCTAGTTTGTAATTCTTTAACTTTTGCAGTAACCGCATTTTCAATATCTCCTAAATCTTTTGCAAATGTTGGACTCTTTTGATCTAAAGCTGTAATTGAAGCAGATAAATTATTAAATTCTCTATCTGACATATGACCTAATCCACGCATATAGTCTAATCTTGGAATAACAAGAGATGCTTTTAAAGATTGTATATAATTTGCCATTGCTCTAGTTTGAGTTCCTGGAACAGTAAGTCCACCTAAAGCGCCTGTAAATCCTTTAGTATTTTTTATATTCTGAATCTGAGTTTGAGCTTCTTGTAGAAATCCTAAACTATTTCTAACTGCACTTGGTATAAAATTAAGTCCTGATTTTTGTATTTCAGCAAAAACTTGTGCTCTTTCTTTAGGTCCAATTAATTTTATAGAATCAGGATCTCTCATTACATATCTAGCTAAATCAGAAACATCAGTAACAGTCTTACCAGCTAGTTTACCCTTATTTCTTTCTCTTTCTAATTCTAAATCATACTGATGTTTTTGGGCAGCTATTATTTGGTCTAAAGTAAATTTACGTTCCTCCGCGCCAGCCTTAAATGGTTCTTCAGTTCCTAATTTCATCCGTAAAGCATCTGCTTCTCTTTGAGCACTTTCATAACTTAATCTACCTACATCTGGAATTTCTATTGGACCCATTCCTTGTATATCATAACTTCTAGATAAAGGATATTGTCCAGTTTCATCATATTGTGTTCCAGTAAGAGTAGATCCAGGAGGAGGAGTACCGCCTAATTTAACTGCTCCTTCTTGAATATTCTGCCGTGCAACTATCCTATTAATTTCAGCATTTGCTTTTTCAATATCAAATCTTTTCTGAGCAAGATCTTGAGTAGCTTGGAATCTTTCTTCTTCTCGTTTAATATCTTCGCCGCGCTCTTTTTGACGAGTAGCTTCTGCCTCTCTCTGAGTTCTAATTCCTACACCTTTTAAATAAGCTTCTATTATTGAATTGATTGCTCTAGTATCTACTGGCATATTAAGAAGCTCCTGTAAACTTTCCTAACATTTGTTGAAATGCCGTATTCATCTTATTTTTTGTTTGAGCAAGAGGATTGTCTAATCCAAAGATTGGAGAAATAGTATCAAACATTTGACTGGCAACTTTAAATTCGTTACTACCTTTTTTAGCAAATTCTAAAGCTTGAGGAACTAAAGCATCATAGGCTTCTCTATAATGCTGCCATTTTTGTTCTTCTGGAATATCCATTTGAGAGATTTCATGAAGAGTATCATTAAATCCTCTTTGTAATCCTCCCTCACCAGTCAATTTATTTGCTGCTTTTCTTCCTTGACCTATAAAATGTTTAGCAAGTAAAGCTGCTCCAACTGCTCCTGCCCCAATACCTAAAGTAGTAGCACCTAAACCACCTATTGCACCACCTATAGAACCTATTCCATGACCTATTGTACTTCCTGCTGTACCTATTGCTCCACCAATTCCATGTATTGCTGAACCCCCTACTTTACCTAATCCACTCAAAATTGAACCAGTAGATAAAGCTTTTCCTCCACCAAAATTACCCATTCCAGCTAAAAGACCTAAAGCATTAGCTACTCCAGTTGTTGCTCCTCCTAAAATATTTCCAGGTTCTTTAACTGCTCTAGTTTGTTCTAATGGTAAAGCTGATAGACCTTTAGTTATTTCATTAACATATTGCAATGGCGCTTGATTAGTAAAATTAGTTACATCCGCAAATCTTCTACTTTCTTGCAAAGCTTCAGCATTAGCAGCAGCTTGTCCACTTATTCCTCTACTTGCAAGAATATTTTGAAGAGCCTGCATTTGTAAATCCGCATTCCTATTTATATTACCTATTCCTGAAGAAATATATCCTCCAGGACCACTACTAAGCATAGAAGTATATTTGCCTAGTATTTGGTTAGTTAAATCTGTCGCGGGTTTACTATAAGTTAAGCTTTGTGTAGTAGTAGATGGCCTATTTGATAAAGCACCTGCTACACCTGATAATGCAGGTAATCCCCAATTTATCCAATTTCCTTGCATTCCATTGATTGCAGGATTTTTGAATATTTGAGAAAGATCGGGATCATCCATTTCACCGTAAGCCATAATTAATCCTGTATTAGAGGCATTCCTACAAATGCTCTAATTAAATTTAATTGGTCAATTACTTCTTTCCTAGTGATTGCATCTGTGTCATATTTGCTCTTACCCACATTAATAATCCGTCTATTATGAATATCCAGAAATTCGTTACTATTGTTAGTATGGGTAAAAGCATTATTAAGATCTCTCTCATTTTTCATTTTGTGAACCTAGAGTAAGCCATTCGTTTTCTGTATTCTGTCTACCTTCTAGCATAACTTGAACGCGAGTATAAAATCTATGAAAGTTAAAAGCTGTGGGTCCTAATTCTACTCTCATAATAGTTCCAGCTACTGTTTTAGGAATTGAAACTCTATATGATCCTTCTTTACTATCATCTACTGTAAGTGTAGTACTATAGTTAGTATTATCTTCAAAATAAATTTGAATTGGAATTGAAGTTCCGCCAAATGCAATTATTCTAAATTCAAATGCTCTAATTTTACCATACTCAAATAATTCTTCAGGACCAATTTGATCAAACTGTTTTGCAATTGGAAGAACTTGAACAATTTCAGGAGTTCCCATTTGCCATAATTCAAAATAATAATCTGTTCCTGCTTCAAGCTCGGCTGCATAATCTATTCCAAAAACGTCTGTCTTAAAAAAGTAAAATACTGTTTTCTTACAATCTGTATTTATAGTTAGCGGCGTCCCATTTACACAATCTATAATTGGAGTAAAAGTTACATCATGAGAAAAAGTATCTATAACAATAGGCCAGACTCTAACTCTCTTTTTATTAGGTGTTCCAAAATCACTAGTAGGAATAATTATATGATTTACTTGTTCTGGGTATACTTCAATATTCTTAGGCTGAAGCATTTCATAAAATTCAAATACACAAGCTCCCATTTAACAAACACCCATTCTAACATCTGCAATTTTAATTCTAGAAGTTAAATCTGCACCAGAAGTTGCATTTCCGCACCAGAATCCAAGAGACTTTGGAGTAGCTGTTGCCATTTGAATTTGAGAACTAGTAGTAGAGCCAATTACTACTCCATTAATATATGTTTCTAATCTCCAACCAAAAGCTCCAGTATTTGATAATTTAAATTTAGCAACATCTCCAACAGCAGGAGTTCCGGCAACACCAATCATTACAGTTCCCCCAGTAGTCCAAACAGTAGAAAGAAGAACTTGTCCAGCAACATTTCCACATGCAAACCAATTCCATTGCAATCTTAATGTTGTTGAAAAATCGCCGCATCCAATAACTAATCCACCAGATAAATCTGTACCAAAAACTCTTGTAATTTCTTTAAGAATACATGAAATCCAAACACCACATGTAGTAGAATTAAAACCTGTATATCCTTGATTAAAAATATGATAATTAACTAATCCAGAAGAAGTAACTAATTGTTGTCCAACTGCAACAGGAACTCCACCTAAATCATTTCTAGTCCAAACAACATTTCCAGAATTTCTAATTTCAGTCCAAGGAGGATCTGCTATTGCTGAACCTACTCCATAACCAGAAAAATTATCTGTATAAAGAGTAATTTCTTCATTTAAAGGACATAAAGTTCCAGCAGCATATCTAGCAAATAAAGCTGCTGCACAAACAGAATCACACATTCCTGAAGTAAATATTACAGGAGCAATTCCTTGTTCTGCAACACAAGTACTTGTATAAAATCTTAATTCAAAATCTTTACCCACCGCGGGAGGATCAAATTGATATTCAAAAGATTTCTTATAACTAGAAATATAAGTCTTACTTGAATGTAATACTCTATCTACATAAGCTTCTACTGTAACTGTATTACCCAAAGTATCTAATACAAAAGGAATCATTGAAACTCTTTTTCTAGAAGAAGTTCCAAAATCTAATGGACCGAGTATTAAAGAAGGTAATTGAAGAGGTTTATTATCATATTCAAATGCTATATAATTTAATTGAAAATCTGAAACAGTTCCAGTTAATTTAATCTGGATATTTTTAATAGGAGCGCCACTACCTGAAACTCCCATTTCAGTAAAAATATCTTTAGTATCAATTACTAATTCAGTTAAAGTAGTTGAAGTAAGAGTACCTAAAGATATTCCAGCTACATTATCTACATCATTATTAAAATAAACAGTTACTGTAACAGGATCTCCACCTGTATTTACCTTTAATTTTATTGTATAAAGATTTTTACGATTGCGGGGAAAATTAAAATCGAAGAAAGGAGTTTTTAATTCTAATTGCTGTTTTGTAGTAAAATCAATTAATTTATTATTACCCTGAAACCATACGTCAAAATCCCTAATTATTTTATCACTAGGAAAATAGCCAAATACATTATCATCTTCCTCAGAAAATAAGATAGTAGGATTTCCGCAAGCATTGGAATAATCTACAGTTCTCCAATATTTTCTTTTAAAATCATATATATCCATTCGAGTAGTAAATACATGAGTATCTGGATCTACTACAGGCATTGCTACCCATAATTTATCTCTAGAAATAGCACAAGGATATCTTATATTGTTAGCTGGATAAGGAATTGCTGCAACTCCATTATATCCATGCCTCTTTTGTCCTCTATAAGAAAGGTCTACATCTGTTGAAACTAAAGATTGAGGAATTCCAGAAGAATTTAAAGCAACCCATCCAAATGAACTATCATATACAGCAGTACCTTCATGAACAGCAGCATCAATATGTAATGGAGGAGTATCTGTTCCAGTACTTCTTAAATATACATCCATAAAACCATCTGGAAATTGAACATAGTTTCCAGTTAGAGCATAGACTGTATGACCTGTTCCTATTAAAACTACATTCTCAGCAACTTGGCGCGCCCATAAAAATATCTCACTAGTATTACTACAAATTGGCATTACAGCTCTAGAATCATAAGAATCAGGAGAATTTATCTCACTAAAATAAATATTAGTAGCTGTAAAATAAAGATGTCTTCCATTTATAGGTCCAACTATTTCTATAATTGGATCAGGTAAATCAGTAACACTTAAAGATAAAGAAGTTTCAATTAATTTTATATTTAAGGTAATCGCATCTTGGTCTGTAAAATTATCTACAAATGCACCGAATCCTGTAGTTGTAGTTAATTGCTTTACTCTATAGAATTGATCTAAAGTTCCTCCTCTTCTAAATATCCAAGCTTCATTACATTGTGGATCAACTCCAGAAGGATCTTGAGGAGTAACTGTAGTTTGATTATTAGTTAGAGTAATTATACTAGATTTTAAACTAGCAGGAGATTTACCTACATATGAACCTGATTTAAAAACATTAATTTGAATATATTCATAACTTCCTGTTAGCGGACCCGCGCCACTATTAACTACAGAAGGAGCTACAGTAGGTTTTAATATACCAAGATTATAAGTATTAGTTCCATCATATTTCTGTCTTTTAGAACCAGAACAAATTAAAGTCCAATTAAAAGCAACCCCAAAAGCAGCTCTTGTAGTACTTCCACCACTAAAAATAGTTGAACCATCTACTAAAACTTTTCCATTAGTTAAAGCATAATATCTACTTCTTAATCCATTAATAAATTTAGACCATATAGTATGAGCATCTGTTTCTAAAGCAGGCCCACTTTTTAATGGAGGCTGAGTTAAAACTACTGCACCCCTAGAATCTAATTCACAATTATTAAAGCGGAGGAATCCATTTTTTCTTCCTGAAATAGCATCATCAGAAAGAATCCAACCTTCGCTAAAATCATCAAATGTCCAAGTCTCAGGCATTAAGTAAATACTCCTTTATCATTTAGGTAACGCCTTAAATAATCTATATTATTTCCAACTCCAAAAACTAATGAGCAGCCTATTAGTAGCTGACTTTTATCTATATCTCTAATTGGATATTGCTCTAATAATAAAAATCCAGTACCATCTTCTAGAATTATTTTATCTCCAGTTTCTAATAAAACATACTCACTCGCAGCAACACCAATAGATATAGGAGTTTCAATAAACCAAACGAAAGTCGGAGCTGCCATTTATTATTGTATTATTGTATAGTTAAAATTAGAGTCAGAATCCAACAAGCTAAACCTAATGCTAATAAATTTATCTTAGCATTAGTTCCAACTGTAGCTAAAAGAAAACAAATAAAAGCTGCAACTAAAAGTACTACTCTTAGTATAGCCATTTTTATCTCCTAAGTTTGTTTCCAAGAAACTAAATTAAGCAATGCATTAGAAGCAGAGCTAGCATTTCCAGCCCAAACTACTCTATCAGGAGTAAGAAAATCAGTTCTAGCTACAGAATGATAAGTAATGAAATTAACTCCATCTGCTGAAAATCTAACTATTCTATTTGCTCCATCATCTGAAGCTTGCATCCAAACTATAGGCCCACGAAAATAAAAATCATTAGTTAAATAATGAGCACTAAAAACAGAACCGCTAGTCCATTTACTAGAAGTTAAAATTGCTTGAGCATTAAATAACTGCTGAACTTCAAGTAAAGCATAACTTCCCGCTGCATTATTTGCCCAACCTAATCCAAAAATAGATCCGCCGCCAGATGGAGTAGTTGTTGCATAAGTAAATCCAGCAGTTATTGTATAGGGTGTAGAGGGAGCTACTATTTCTCTAGAATGAATATTACTTGTTGATGGTATTATCATTGTAATACCATAATCACCAGTAACTACAGAAGCTCCTCCTTGATTCCTCCAACTAAAATTAGCATCTATCGGTGGAGTAAATGGTTGAATAGGTCCTAAATTTTTAATAAGATTAGAAAGAGTAAGTTTTCTAGATGGCGTTAAAGATGTTGGATCTACAATATAAAATGTATCTGTAGAAAGTAAACTAGTTTTATCAGTAAGAGAAGAAACTTTTGTATCTGACATTAGCTATTTAACTCCTGCCAAGATGCTAGAGTAACTATTTGTGAAAATGTACTACCATTATTTACATCTAAATAAAATCCAACTCGATCCGCAGTTAAAAAATCAGTTCTAACTACACTATGTATTTGAATAAAATTTACTCCATCAAATGAAAGACTAGATATTCTATTTACTCCATTATCTTGAATTTTAAACCAAATACAATTTCCTATTTGACCACAACCTCTTATTACAGTTATATAACTTGCACCACTATATGTAGTTGGATTAGTAAATTTATCAATAGTAATAATATTATAATTGTTTGCTCCAGAAGAAAATCCAAAACCAAAAGCAACTACAGTTCCCGCAGCAACATTTCTAAAAATAACTCCCCAAGCAGGAGTCCCGGAACCTTGATTAAACATAGTTCCATACATTGCAGCAATAATTGTATACGGTGTTGCTGGAGCTGCCTTATCTCTAATTTTAAGACTATTTCCAGTTGCTGCCTGTCCAATTAAAGATATTCCATAATCTCCAGTTGCGATTGAAGCTGTTCCTTGATTAACCCAAGAATAATTAGCATCGACAGGAGGAGTTAGAATACCATTTCCAGGACCAAAATTCTTAATAAGATTAGATATAGTAAGTTTCTTTGAAAAAGGATCTACTGCATATAATAGATCTGTAGTAGCTAAGTTAGTCTTATTTGTAAGATTAGATAATTTAGTATCAGCCATATTTAATTAGCTCATCTTACCTTTAGAGAAAGTCGTTCCATCATTACTTAAAGCAGTAGTCCCTAGAGTAGTTATTCCATCTGCTTTATAAGCACTCTCTAGAGTATTTGTGCATGTTCTCTTAAATTTAAAGTATTGGAACAAAAACTTAAGTTTATTACGAATAGAAGCAGTATCAGCAGGTAAACTAGCCAATTCAGTTTCTGTAGCATCTAAAACAACATTTACATTTGTTTGAATATCACTTCCAACTAAAGTACTTCTAGAACTAACTGTGGCATTCAAATTATTTCCTACAATATTTCCTGCTGTACCTGCTCCATAAGCTCCTGGTAAAGCAACAGCCCAAGGATCTGCAAGTGCTCCTAATTTTAATCCAAAGGTTCCACTTGTAGTATGAGCACTAGTTAATGCATTCCAAATTTGATTCTCTATTGCAGTTAAAGCCGCAGCACTTAAAGCATAACCTGTTTTATCTGTAACTGTATCTACTGCAATACTATTTGTTACATCTTGAACTGTTACTCCTGAAGTATGACCATCTGCACTAATTAATACTTTATTATCTGTACCTAAAGTCCAATCTTTAAGTTTCTTTCCAATAGATCCAACTACAGCAATACCTGTTAATAAGAAATCCCAAATATCTTGTACTCCAGTAGCTGATAGTCTAACTAATCCAGCAGAAGTTGATATTTGATTTGCTCCAGTACCAGAAGTTACTATTGAACCTGCTGCACCAGATACTGCATTAGGCAAAGCAGTTAATCCTAATCTAACTGCATCTCTAGGATCAAATCCTACAACTTGAAATCTAATAAAACAACCTGCTGCTCCGGCAGAAGTTGCTTTTAGTAGTAATTCACCTAGAGTTGCTGAATCTGTTGCATTAGCTGCTACTTTATAATATCCATTAGCTACTTCAGTTACTGCTCCAGTAGGCGCTCCAAAAGCTGCTCCATTCTTTGAAATAGTTACTGTGGGAGCTAATCCAGTCTTTCCATTTCTATTAGGATAAGTATCTGTACTGTCCTGCATAAAGAAGAAAAGATCTTGATTAGCAGTATTTTGTTGAATGAATCCACCAAAAGTATCCCACATAATCTACTGCTCCTACTCTACGTAAGTTCCAAAAGAAGCTGGAAGAACTGGTCTTGGAGGTCTTGGTTTTAAGACTGTATAAGTTGATGCAAGTAATTTTCTTGGCTGATTATGCAAATCATCTAAAATTAGAGCATAATCATTAGCAATCTTTTTCCATTTAGCATCCCAATATTTAGATGCCTTTATATTAGTACCTTTACTTTCTATAGCAAAACACATCTTTAATACAAAAGTCTTAAGTAAATAACGTCTAAAATAACTTGGAATTATGAAAGTATAATAATCTGGAGTTCTAGCATACTCTACAATTACACTAGTTCCTATAGAAGATCCATAAAGATTAGTGGTCGCCGCCGCGATAGTTTCATTAGGAGTTGGGAAAAATTGAATAGTTTGTCGAAGTATATTATTATAAATATAACTAGTTGGTTCACCTAAAGAAGTAAAAGGAAATCCTCTTTCTCTATAATCTCTATGAGGCATTGGTTCCATCCATTTACCTCTCCAAGTAACTCTTCTAATATTTATACAAGACTCTGGTAAAGTATAATTAGCAGTTCCTGAAACTATAGCTAAAGAAACTCTATCTACAATACAACTAGTAGCTGAAGCAAATTGGTTTTCGCCGTCATTACTGAATCTTGTTATTGTCGCGTCATCAAATACTACTGGCATAATTAAGCTAGTAACATTAAATCTGCTTTTGCTAAAGTGGCTACTCTATCAGCATATTCTTCTATGCCGAGATCATATTCTTCCCACCAAGTTTGCGCTTTAACAAATTCTTCTGCTTGTTCTAAAAGATCTGCTACACAATATTTTTCAATTAAATCTTGCATATCTGTAGCAATTAATGGAGTATCTGTATCTACAAAAGATGGAGTATCAGCCCAATAGAATAAATCAAATGTTCCATTAGCTGATGCTTGTCTAGGCATAATAGCTATTCGTTTAAAATCTGATGGTGCCCAACTATCAGGTTCTCCAGTATTAATTTCCCAATCCCAGCGGATTAAATTAAATTGCTGAAGACTCATATTATCATCTAAAAATCTATTGGTATTATTATTGTAGATCGCCGTTGTAGCTATATAATCAGTAATAAGATAATCAGTTCTAAAGTCTATATAAGAAAGATTAGCAATCCAACTTAATCCAGCAGATTTTTTAATAATACAATGAGTTTTAAGATTAATGTCTTTATAAGCATCCGTAACAGAGTCAGTAAGGTCATCAGTACTATAAAAAGTAACGCCGATATCATCTAGATCTTTTCTAATATTCTGCTTAATATCACTAAAAATCATGATTTTGGCATCTCAGGAAGAGGAATTCCAAATACTTCTTTTCTAAATAAATCCTCCCTAGTTATCATAAAAGCTTTCTCGGCAATAAGGAAAGTATTAAATTCTTGACCTAATTCTGGTTTAGCTCTCATATGATCGAATCCCATAGCAGATAAAATATTCATTAAATCACCTGTTATTACTGGAGTAACATGATAATCTCCTGGATATAATTGTCTGCCATAAAGTGTAGCTCTCCAGAAATCTTTCATACCCCATTTATTTTCAAGAAAATTTTCTACGCATCGCTCAAATTCTGGATAAGCTAAAATAAGCTTTGCACCAAGTTTCATTACTCTATGAATTTCAAATAAAATATCATGCCAATGAAAATATTCTATATGTTCTATACAATGCAACATTGTAACCTTATCTGCCGTTGAATCTTCAAATGGTAAATTAGTTTTTCTAAAATCACAAACAACATCTGGTTTAGTAGATTCTTCTATATCTATATTTATATAACCTGGAATTTTAGTTTCGCCGGAGCCAATATTTAATTTCATCTTAAACTTTCAAAGTTCTCTAATTCTTCAAGGTTCTTTAAATTATCCTCTAAGTATTTTTCACCGCGGCTAAACATTTCAGGTTTTTCTTTAGCCTTATCCTCATTATAAAATTGAGTCCATCTTTCTACAGTTTCATCATCTATACCTTCTTTATCTAATAAATGAGTACATTTAATATCAGCTCTTAAAGCAATAGTAGGTTTTGGATTCAATTCTCTAGTAGTTTTAATACAGAAATAAATATCCTCAGTTCCATTTGGTGAAGTTATGAAATAAGGCGGAGCCATTGGCTTTAGAATATCTGTTTTAATTAAACAACAAGAAAATCCTAAAGCATCTAAATCTACTATAGGATGTTCTGGATCTAACGCATCATTATAATAATCTAGTTTTAAAGGATTTTTTGAATCATATTTAAAGGCCATACGATTAAATGGAAATCCTCTGATTCTAACACTTCCAGCAACTATATCTTTATCGGCTTCGATCAATTTTTTTACTGTATTAAAGCTTAGAGGCAGTAAAACATCATCGTCAACGAACATTAAATAGTCTGCCTCTAAGTATAAAGCCATTTTAGCAGCTTCATTTCTAGCCTTATCTATTGACATCCTCGGCGGAGTGAATAGAATAAATTTATCTTTTGGAAATTCTTTAACTGTTTCACAAAAGAATTGAATATGATTAGAATAAACTGCTTGATCTATCAGAGTTAACGTATTTACTAATATTACTACTATCATTTTTTAACTACTTAACTTAAAAAATAAGGGAGAGTTATCCGCCCTCCCTTTGTCCATAAGATAGGAGGTAAAGAACGAATCGAGTCTACAATGCACGCACCAGAACTTTAACTGTTCTTACTTCTGATAAGAAACCAGAATTGTAAGAACTTGCTTGAGATGCAGAAGAAGCAATCGACTGCATCAAGACCATAATAAATCCAGCAAGCGCCGCAGCAGTTGTTTGAAGTGCTTGGACTATAGATGGCCCAGCAGAAGAAACTCCTGTATTAGGAGCTAAAAGAACAAATGCAGCAATAGAAGCTTGAGAAGCCCAAGAATCTGTAGTAGCTGCTCTTGTTCTTGTTAAGAATCTTGCTAAATCAGTTTGTCCAAAAGCAATTGCTTCTGAAAAAGGTTTAGGGTCTGTACTTACTGGAATGTCATTAATTGCAAATCCAGCAAATCCAACTTGGTTCGCCGCAGCTAAGTTCTCAGATGAAACAACCTGTAAACCATCTAATTCTTCCTTGAAAAAGCACGGCGCACCAGCTTTGATTGTAATTGTAGACGATGAATTTTTCACCGTAACAATTACATTATCTTTCTTATTTCCTTCTGACTTAAATCTCATTTAATCTCCTAAATTCGTCTCTCTAGGAATCACCTGATTTATCTCTCAGGCTGATTAATTGTTTAGACAGCTTTTGTTCTGTCTATACTTCCCATTACACCATTTTTACGCCGATTGCAAACTGTTGAATTCCCCATCCAAGCAATATGTCCAACTCTAGCATCTTGATTCAACGGTTTTGCAAAAGTCTTTCCATTCTCATCTTTGAGCATCTGGAAATCTCTACCCTCTTCATAACGAAGCCTAAAATACTTCGTATTAATAAAGAAAATAGATCCTTTAGCTGCTGCGGACATTAAATTACCTGAAACATCAGGAACTTTATCATCCATAACAACTACGGCATTTTTGTACTTGATGTTCTCAAATGGAAATTCGAGATTTGGAGTAACTTGTCTGTAACGATTGTATAACGCAAATTCAAGCAATTCATAGGTAGTTTGATCCGTCAACATTAGATCAACTGGACCACCTGTTCCTAAAGAAGCTGAATTATACGTATTTGTTACTTGTCGAAGGAATCCATCAAAACTACCCGCCGCAGTTCCAGAAGTATCAGTCTTTGTTTTGTTTCTCCACCAAGTTGAAGTGGATTGATTGATATTTCCAATAGCTAAGGAAGCAGTTGGATCGAAAGCAATTAATTTAGCAAGAGGTTCAATTCCAGAAGAACCATTTGCTGCACTAACTTTTGGTGTTTGTAGAGCAGCATCACCAGAACCCCACATTAATTGCTGAGCAAATCCTTCTTTAATTCCTTCTTCGGATTGTAGAATCTTTGTCTCTACGAAATCTACAATCTGATGCTTATTCTGAATAACTTCTTTCATTGAATAAGCAATTGGAACAGCTAGTTGTCTCCATTCCCAAACTGACGACGTAATACCATCAGTAGGTAAAGTAGACAATTCATCATAACCATCATATGAATCCATTGTTGCCAATGCATACATAAGAGGTTCTCTAATATCCGTACCGCCATCCGCACTCTTGTAATTATTTCCTTTCATAATTTTATACAAGAATGCATTAGAAGCACAAATATTATCAATCAAAGTTTTTGAATAGTTTGGAAGAGAAGTAGCAAATACTGAATCCAGAAAAACTGCTATATCTGAAGGAGCAGAAGCCGAACCGAAAGTTATAGTGGCTAACGCTACACCATGAACTGAAAAATCATAAAATAGATAAACTAGAGAAGCAATCGAGAAGAATAGACTAGAGAATCCTCGAATGCCTTCTTTCCATTTTATCTGTCTTTTCATGTTCCCTTTTCCTGAATTTCATCAATGGCGGCTTGAATTGACTGCCGCAAAGTCATATTACCTGAAGAACCCTTTGATGTATCTTTAGGTTCCCCCTCTGCGGATAATCTAGCTCCTACATTCTCTTTCGATTTTTGGAGTTTAGCTTTATCCACTACAACTTTTGACTTAGTAGTCCGAGAAGATTTTGCTATATAATATAAGTCTCTAAAATACTCATAAGCTGTTTGTTTATTAGTTACAGGATGAACGTCCATCAGCTTATTCATTTTTCCTTGGAGATCATCAAAATCTTCAAATTCTTCACTTAGTTTTTCAAAAGCAGAGTGGAATTCTTTAGAAACTTCCTCTTTTTCTCTAGTCATCTGCTTTTCTTTAATTTCATTTATCCGAGCTTCTGTTTTTTCTTCTACAATTCTCTCTACTACTTGAGGAATAATCTTGCCTAGTTTACTTGACAGAAATGAATATTCAGTACCTAATTCATCTTTAATTACATCTGTGATTGTTTTAACTACTTTTTCTTCTTTCTTAGGAGTATCTATTATTCCTGCATTACGAGCCATGACTTCAATAACTTGTCTCGCAGTTGCGGGATTAGACAAAGCTTTATATAATTGCCTAGCTTTTTCATCCTCTTCATCATCGCCAGAACCTTCTTGTTCATCATCATCTTCTTCAGGATCTTCTTTTTCTTTTTTAGGAGGTTTCTCTTCTTTTTCCTCTTTGCCTTCTATCTTCTCTTTTTCTTTCTCCGCGGCATCACTAATTGTCTTATTTAGACTTTCATCTTTTACTTCTTTATTCTCATCACTCATAACTAGTATCCTTTCTTATTCATGAATTTTTGATGCATCTTTTTTCTAGATTTACCAGCTTTACTATAAGCTATAGCAATAGCTTGTTTTTGAGGTTTACCGGCATGCATTTCAGTTCTAATATTCTCTGAAATAGTTTCTCGTGAAGATCCAGATTTTAATGGCATGTTTATATTCCTTCACTTTGAAGCTGATTATTTATTTCCTGACTTGTATTTGGAGCTGCATTTGCAATTTGCTGTTGAGCTATATTATTTGCATTACTTCCAGCATTTGGATTATTTCCTTGAATCATTCCAATCTGACTTAAAATTGCCATCTGTTGAACTTGTCTAATTACTTTAAGATTACGGTATCCTGCTTTATAAGCTACTTCCATAATCAACGGCGGACTCATTGCTATCATTGGGAATTGATTAATTATGGAAATAAAAGTTATTAATTTATTTAATTCTTCCTGTTGTCTTATTGGAGGAGCATTTACTATATCTACTTCTATTTTAAAATCATATCCATCTTCCATCTGCTCACTTGTTACATATCTATAAGATGGGACTACTTGAACTTCACCAAATAATTCATCCATTGGATCTTGAGTAAATCTAACCCAAAGTCCTAAAGCTAAATTTTCCTGAGCTTGCAATATTGCTTCACGAATCATTGATTCGAGGAATTTAGAGAATTTAATTTGTTCCGCACTTTCTCTGATTTGTGCTCTAGCTTCCTTAATTTTTGAAGCAGTCGCAGATTCATCCGGTTCTTCTTGACGAGCTGCCGCAGACGTAGCTGATACAGAATCAAAATCATCCTTTGCATGTTGAAATGGATTTTCGATTGTAACTCCAATTTCAGGATTCTGAATAGGGGAAATAGCATCTCTTTCTTTCACTGTAATAAGTAATCCATCTGATTCTGTACTAAACTTCTCTATTTCTGCCTGATCTACTCTACCTTTAATTACTTGAAATTTTCTAGTATATCTTTTACGATAGTTCCTCATTTGTTCGCGGGCTTGATTAACTTCATCTTGTGGAGATAACCAATTAAATACTGGAGGAACTGGATACCAACCTTCTGTTCTTATTGGTCCTCTGCTTTCAGAAAATGGTAATCTTTCGTATTTAGTTTGCCAAACAGGTTCATCAAAATAACCATCTACAAAAAGAAGCCGTTCATTAGTTTCATTGTCCCAAATATTCCACATCTTTAAAGTTTGCCCGCGGCTCCTCTGATCTAAATATCTATCTTTCTCTCCATCTAATAAGGCAACTTCTGATTCATAATCTGAGCTATATAATATATCAACAGCTTCTTTTGGAAGAGACAATCCCTTAGTTTTAACAAGAGTCCTGCGATACATAAAAGAATAGTAACCACACCAAGAACAATTACTAAGAAAAGGATTATCGGATGTAGAAACTCTAAATCTTCTAGCTGGAATATGTTTAAAATAAATAAGTTCACTACTAGGAATTTCAAGATCTTCAACTACTCTTTGACTCTTTAAATCTTTAGTAGTTTCATTATCATAATGACTTTCTGTAACAGGAGGTTTTTTAACTGGATTTCTCCAATCTGCTGCATATCCAACTTCTGCCATTCCGAATCTAAAAAACGTTTCTAAAGCTACTAATTCACTAACATCTACAAAATGAGCATTAGGAATATTTATTATAGTATTTGCTAGATCTTGTTTTAATTGAGCGGATTCTATAGCTTCTGTATAATTCCAATTAGCATTCCCTGGCATTGGAGTAATTAAAGTTTGGGGATTCTGAAAAATTGTAGAAGCCAATTTAATCTGAATTGTAGACATTACCAAATTCAAAGTATATGGTCTATATTGAGAATCACCGCCTAAATTCTGCCATTGAAATCCTTCATAATACTTTTCATTTACTTCGCACTTGAATTTATTCATCCAAGTATCGTAGTATTTATTAGCATTACTAATTTTAACTTTCCACGGAGATTCTGACGGCATTTAATTAGTAACCTTTTTGATTCATGAATTTTTGACGAAGCTTCTTTCTTTTTGTTGTTAAATCATCTTGAACTTCAGGACTTCCTGAAATTACTTTACCTTGAGGTGGTTTACCTCTAACTATTTCTGCTTGCTCTTCTTTTTGTTTTGACTTTTTCATATTATCTTCCTATTTTTTGGTCCATAAATTTTTTTAGTGCAGTATTATAATAGCCGCCGTAGGCTTCTTGAACATTATGTAATTGTGTAGCATAATCTTCGGCATCTTGTATATTATTGAACTTTCCTAAATGCTGCCCAGTCTTTAAATAATTATCAATTGCCTCTTTATCAGTTACAAATTTTCCATTTATTACGGTAGGTAGTAGAGTTTCTACTCCATTTATATTATAACTAGAAGATAATGTAGTACTATATTTTCCTGTAAGAGGATTATATAAGACTGGTCTATTAAATAAATTAATTATATTCCCAGGCTCTATCATCCCTTTAGGATTTTTAGGAAATACGAATTTTGGATTAACTGGCATTATTTATAATTTAAAGGAGGATTAATCTCCATTACTTTAGGAGCAACTTCCTTAATTTCACCCATTGGAAAATAATTTGGATTAGACATTTTAGCTTTTCTTGCAGCAAGTTTAGCTAATTTTTCAGCTTCCATATCCTTCATAAACTTTTCTAACATTCCAGGTTGAAATCTTTGCATTGATCTTCCTGCTCTAATTGTTTCTGCACTTAATCCAGGCATTAAAGAAGTATATCCAGGGGCTTCAAATTCACCAGGAGCAATTGCACCTAAAATTCCAGGATCTGCTAATAAATTAGGTTGTTTTGCAATAGGAGCATATCCACCTAATGTATCAATATAATGCATGGCTTGTTGATATTTGTTAAACATCGCCCGCGCAGTACTAAACATATTAGCCAATTCTTCGCGAGGATTTTGAACTCTACCATACATTCCACTATTTTCAGCCATTTATATACCCCAAAGATTTACTAGCTCTTAAAAATTTATTGTATCTTGCGAAACTACGACGCGGAGGCTCTTGTACTTTATCAATCATTCCTTTGTTGTGTTGAGATATATAATACCTAAGAGTATCATAAGCATGATCGACAATATTTCTGTCGCGATTATCAGAATATATACTTTTACCATTAAGTGAGCCAACTAATTCTCTCCTCTGAGATTGAGTTTGAGTAATTACATGAAAACATCCCCAAAGATATTTGGGACTTCTTTTAATAAAATAAATCACCGGCGCAGGACTTTCATGAGTAATTGGATGAAAATTTCTCTCATTAGGTTTTAATAGCTCATTTATTCTATTCCTTGTTGCTAACTCATTATTATCAGCAGGAAGCCAATTTATAGGAGGAGCACTAATTTCATCTTCATCATAATATTCTTGAGCTACAGACCAGAATCCTCCATTCTTTTGATTTTCTTTCTTAAAGATTTGAGGATCTGCAAAATCTCCTGAAATAATAAGTCCTTCTGTTAAATCTGAGATATTCTGTCTATGAACTGATATAACAGCATTTGGCATATAATATTCTTGAAAACATATATGCAGCTCATTCCAAATATTATTAATTCTTAATTTGAGCGCCGCCCACCAAGTACAACAAGTTGGAGACTGTTCGCCATGATCTAGAATTCTATAAAGATTACCTTTAGTTTTAATTAGATTTAAAAGAAATTCTATCTTTTCAGGAGGTGTTTTCTCAGTATCTATTACAGATAGAGGATGGACATAATGAATTTGTGATTTAGATTTTCCCCACTTTCCTTCATAATAAGTTGTAATCCACTCTTCATCTCGACTCTTCATTTGAGCCATAGTATGTGGATCACCTAATCTATCATCTGTTTCTCTTTCTATGAAGAAATAGTCTTTATTCTTTTCTACTGAATCTGGATGATACCATCTATAGATCCAATGAAATTCTCCAGATTCAAATGGATTACATAAAATATCAGAATAATTAGGAACTCTATATCTACCGAAATCATCCGTTGGCCAATCTGGATTTTGCTCAAGTAACTTTTGAGGAACCTTCGCGCCGTCCCACCTTCCTATTCTAGCATCCATTACCATTATAATAGACTCTTCTACTTCTTCTGCTTGATCTACTAATAGACTATTTATTTCAAGACCTTTTGCATCTCCCTCATCAAAAGTATCTAAGTGCATCCAATAAACTAAAGATCCATTTAATAGAACAGTTACTCCAAATTGTTCATCATGTTTGTAGACGAAATCTTTCGGACATATTTTAAAGAAAGTCTGCATAGTAGTTGCCCGAAGATTTTTGTATACTTTCCTAGCAATAGCCATCCTATAATTTTCAAAAGTAAGCAAATGAAGTAATGCTCTTTGACATGCAACGTATGTTTTACCGTTATTGAATCCACCAGAAAAACATCCATTTCGTTGAAGATGATAAAAGAAGATTTCTTGTTCAACATTTCTAAATTGAAATACTAATCCACCTTTATTAGATGAATGATTATTTATATTTTTATTGAAACTATAATTAGACATAGCTTTGCATTGCCTCTGAAGGAGAGGACTAAGAAAGGATATTACTGGAAGGGATATTAATTAACGAATCTGATTATCGTCGAATTCGCCACGTTTCTTAGCTGCGAATTGTTCATCTAAATCAACAACTAAAGGATTGCACCAAATATAAGTATATCCCATATCAATACAATGTCGCTGCGCGTGCTGTTTTGCATCTAACATATTACCAGAAAATCTGAAATATTTTGATCTTGGTTTTTGAAAACCATATTTGTAATGTAGTTCATAAACTCTTTGAGCCTTCAGATTTTCTACTTCCGCCGCCAATTGTTCAATACTAAGTTGTTGTATGTTTACAGACATTTCTTTCTCCGGAATTTTCTGATTTTTTGGTAGATAACAAGACAGGTAATTCTAACATATATAATTCATCATTTTCAACTAACTTATTTTTGAATTTCTCAAAGGCATCTATAGCTTGATTATAATTATACTTTACAGCCACTATTTGACCAGAGAAATCTTCAAATTCTTTTAAAGTTCGTTGCTCTTTTTGAGAATTATATTTGAATATGAAAAACATTCTAGTATCCCAGAATTTGTTCTGAGGAGACTTATGATTCTAGAAAAACTAAGGCGACTTATTGTCAATTAGTTTCCTGAACCCGCTCCTCAGAAACTTCATTACTTTTATTTCCATTTAGACTTGTATTATTCTTTGCTTTATTTAGGACTGCACCCCTTTTACTTGGAACTAATTGTCCAGTTTTCTTATCTCTAACTCTTCTCGTTTCTCTATATCTTATTGTTCTAGGAACTGAGACTTCTTTAATTTCTACTTTTTTAAAATCAAAGCTCTTTTCCAATAAGGCTATAGACTGCTTAAAAATATCAAACTCTTCCTTACTAGGCATTGCAGTAAAAATAAGAAATGCCGTAATCTTCTTAGATAATGGGAATCTAATATCAATGAAAGTTCTATCTTCATTCATTTTTTAGAAATTGAATCAATTCCCTCTTGGGCTTTTGCTCTATACCAAAGATAATTCATTGGGGGATTTGCTTGAACTATATCATTAAAGATTTTCCAAAGATCATAGTATGGGCTATTAATTGGAGGAGGAATTGGAATGCTCATTGGTTCTACTACTGGTTGACCAGAAGAAGAAATAGTTTTTAATGGATCTTCCGAAATGTTATTATTTTCTTTTCGCGACATTTATTTTCCACCACTAAATTTTTGATACGCGGCCATAGCTTTAGAAGCCATTTCACGATACCAAAGATAATTTTGTGGCTCCGATTGAACCATTTCTCCTAAAGTATCTACTAAAACTACTTCAGGAGATTTTTCTGCTGGAGGTTCTGGAATAGTAGGCTCTGGAGTTAGATTAGACTCTGTAGTTGGAGCTGGAGTTGGATTAACTTCTTCCTTTTTAACTTCATCTCTATCTTTATCAGAATGTTTTCTTTCCATTTCATTTCTCCTATTTTGGCATCAGAAGTTGAACTACATTATCGTTGTTTGAACCAATAATTGTAATATTGATTTCAGGAACTTCTTTCTTTTCTTTCTCCAAATCCCTTAATAAACCATTTGCTCTGAAGATTAATTCGGCAGCCCTTAGTCCATTTTGCTCATTCTCAGGAAAATTAACTAAACTAGCAACTCGACGGGCCGCAGCATCTAAAGAAGCTCCATTATTATTTAGAATGTCTAGAAGTTGAGCTTTCTGTTCTTGCTTTTCTTCAAGACCTACACTTGGCTTAAGAACCTTTAGTGCTATATCTTCAAAGTCTGGTTGTATTAAAGGCATAACTAAATTAATATTTTGGAACTTTAGTGGGTTTCTTTGGTTTCTTTGGTTTCGGTGGTTTGAATGCCATTTTTATCCTCTGCTATAAAATCCCGAAGCGGAGAAGCCTCTAATCTTCTTTTAGCGTACTCTTCAGGATTAGATTGTTTAATTTGGTTTAAATTCTCCCATTGGTTCTGATTTTGCATTTTCTTTATCATTATCTCCTGAACCAAACTCATCTTCGTAAACTTCTTTTATATTCTCTGGAGTTTGAGTTGGCAAATTCTTTATATCATCTAAGAACCCTTTAGTTGGATAATTGAATCTACTTCTATGCAAAAGCCAATTTCTA